CCAGATGAACCACATTCCGCTTCCACCCCACATGTCTTGGTTGTTACGTCCTTGGTTCAGTAAAGCGAGAAGTCCGGGGTCTACACCCTTGCTTCCCATCAGGTTGGGTAGCATAGCCATAATGTCAAATTTGCTTCCGCCATTACCGCCGTTACCGTCCTGATTAAAAACGTACGTTCGTTCCATAGAGATTTATATTTATACTAATTACGGTCAATATCAACCGCATCACAAAAGTATAAATACGCAATCTGCCATGAAATCAATTGTTTCCCAACGACTTCTTTATATTTTCCCAATATATTCTCAACATTTTCCCACCTTCCATGCGCTCCTGGAAATTGGAAATCATGTAGTTTATCGCACGCTTGGTCTTATGGATTTGTAAGGCTATTTGAGACGGATACATGCCCCTTTCAACCAACAGCCGAACAAGCAGATAGCGGGCGTCTACGGTCTCCGTATCCTTATCCGAAGATAGTATTCGATTGACTGGAATTTCCGTCTCCTGCGAGACGAGATTAAGTGTTTCGGCAAAGATTTCTGACTTACACATAGTTTTTCTGAATTTTATATTTATCTTTGCCCTGCCACATAAAATATTTGATTCTATACGAACAAAGCACAAGATACCGTGTTGAAGATATTTAAGCCTCCAACGTGCGGTATCTTATGCTTTTTCAAATTTTTATGTGGCAATAATTATTTGAACGTTGGGGGCTTTCTTTCTACTCTAAGCCCCGAAAGAGCGCCAGCGATAAGCCGACTTCTACATCGTTAATTTCCTTCTTATCTTTATGGTGAGCCAAGCTATCACGAACAAAATACAGGTTAGATTTATCGAAAGACTGGCGCCGCCGTAATTGATTTTAAACTTCTCCCACCATGACAACTCTTTTTCTACTGGATAAGGCTTTGGTACTTCAACTCTTCTTATCCTTTCGATGAAATACGGTATCTTGACTGTTACCGTTGCATGAGGGTAAATGCCCAATGAATGGTTCAATATACCATTGCTCCATGAAGCGTAGCTGTAGGCATACGGGTTATGAAGGAATGATGTTGTATCGGAAACCGATACGCTGTCCTTGTACGGTATCAGCTTCTCTTGAAATGTAGTGTCATGGTAGATTATGCTGTCGAGAACTTTTGTCTCAACGGGCATATAAACAGTCCTCGTTCTGCAAGAGCACACGACCAGCACAAGCAATATTACATACAATAATCTTTTCATATTTTTTTCCAATTATCCTTTAACCAAGTAATTTCATCTTCGGTAAAGCTGCGGTCGGCGATGATGATTTTGCCGTGGCAGCCAATATATATATCTTGCGGCTTATTATTAATATTTTGTTGAGCAGCTCCAATAATCAGAACATCAGTATCATCTAATAAACCTGATTCAATTCCGATACCGTTATACGAGTTCTTTGTTTGATATACAATGCCACTGTCTGCAAATATTATACTATTAGTTCTTCCAAAACTAAGAGCCTGATTGGCTCTAAATTCAAACTCAAATGCCCCTAAATTATCTCCGCTTCTGTTTCTTTTACCTATAAAACAAGAAACGGAACGAATATCAAACCACGTCCTATCCGCCATCACCGCGTAATCCGTTAATATAGGGAAACCGTAGCAGACGGCGTACATCTTACCATCGTAGCAGAGCTGGTTGGGATAATCGGGAATTTGAGTGATAGTAATTTCTCCAGTACCAGCGCTAACATAAAATCCTACCTGATAAGGATTTTCTGCTTTAATACTTTCAGGAATTTCATTTATTCCCTCGGTAAGTGTTATTTCTTGCCTACCATTTTCGGTTGCGTATTGATAAGTAAGGACATTATTTCCAAGATTTTGAACATTTACTGTATAAGCTGGCATTTCTGTTGTAGCGTATCTAACAAATAAATAGTTATTCGCTGCTGGAACAACCTTAACAGTATTATGTGAAACATCGGCAACAACACTTGTTTTACTATAAGAAGTAAAATCAATTTGATACACTCCCATTCCGCTGTTCAGCTTCCCCTTACCGCCGTACAGATAGGCGTGGTTACCGTTGCCGCTAAGGTCTTTTAGGATTGATGTAGGGAGTTGGGTGATAGTGATGTTACAATCACCTGTTTTATTAACAGCAAAACCAAAATAAAGATTATTATTTGGGAATATATAAATACCGTCTTTTTTAATATGCGTTTCAGGTCTACCTCTTCCTTGTCTAACAATAAGATATTTATCTTCTGTAACTCCAGTAACGCGAATGGTCAAATCAGAGTAGGGTTCTTTAGCGTCTTCTACAATATTATTAGTTTCAACTACGTTTGTTATAACAATAGCATTATTAGTAATTTTAGCAGTACCTCTATAATCTCTGTATTCCCACCCTGTAAAATCTTCCGCATAGGCCTCAATCACATCATAGTTAGTCATACCTTGCGAAGCAGGGTCATAGATAGCCTTTATTGACTCTTTTAAACCTTTCGGCCATACAAGACCACCGTCCGAAGCAGAGGGGAAACCGACAGACGGGATGCCGATAGTAGGCAAGCCGATTACGGGGATAGTGATGTTGGGGATAGTGATTGGGTTCATAGGCTATTCCTCTTTAATCATCTTAGCTTCTAATACTTCTGAAGAGCTTCTGATTGTAATGTTTATACCATTCGCTATCCCTACGATACGGAAAATTACATTAGGCGCACCGCTATTCTGGGATGCATTGGGGTAAAGAGGAGCAGGCTCCAAATCATCGATTCCCGCAAAGGCGGTAACTAACCCGCCCTTATTCTTTATCTGTATGGTAACGGGATTGCCGTCGCTGACAAATGTTGCGTAATACGCATTCTCGCTTTCGTTCTTTTCAAATGATAAAATTTCTGCTGCCATGATGTTTACTTTTTAGAGTTTCAATACTTGGTTCCTGTTGCCTTCCCTTCGGTGGCTGACGTGTACCCATGAGAAGTTTTTCTCATCAATGACCTGGTCGAAGGGAAGCTTCAATTCTTGTATAAGATTGAACAGCCTTTTGTTCTCTTTCGGGGTATTCGGAGTACCGACAATATCAGCAGCACATCCATTCATGTGGTCGCTTGTTTTAGAGCCGCCTACCGCCTTATTCAAAGCAGGACAACGGTATCCGCTTGTTACTGTGATAGGCTTGCCGTAAGCCTCTCTTAACGGGTCGAGAACATTGTCAACCAACGCTTGTGCATTGGGGAGCAGTTCTTTCGGCAGTCTGTTATCTATAGCTTTCTTATCAGCCGTTTCGCTTTTAATCAGTTCTGCAATTGTAAAGTATCTCATGCTATTTCTCCTTTCTAAAGTATTTGTCATAAACCACACGAGCCACCCAACCGACAACAGCGCCGACACCGAATGACACAACAGTAGTCAAGTTTACCCAAAATGGAGTGTAGTGCATGTAAAGCATAACTCCCACGATGATAGCGATAACAATCGCTGCGATAATCAATTTCTTTTTCATTTTGTTACTCCTTATCTTTAGTTATTATTTCACTCATATCTTCTTTCTCAACATCGAGTACTTTTTTACCGAATAGGCCTAATGCTTTTAGTAAGTTGAAATTATATCCTTTGGGCTTTAGAATGTTACTTATAATAGAGCAGAACTCTATAAAGCAGACAAACAGGCATGAATACACATCAATATTCCACTTGCTTCCGGAAGCGATGTTTATCATCACCACCATACATACAAAAGCGAAGTAAGTCACCATCTTACCCATAGTCCTGCGGATAGCACTGGAAAAGCGCACTTCTTCGCCCATCAACAGGCTTTTCCTCACTCCAAATGCCAAGTCACACACTACGACTGAAAATGTCACTATCAGCCACGGTATCATGTGTTCCAATGACTGCATAATAAAGCTACTCGCTATTACCGAAAATCCCCCAGGTATGCTTTGGGTAATAATGTTATTCTGCATCTTATCGTTACTTTTACAATTATCCGTATCTTTGTGCCGTTCACAGCGGTATGTAATTACCGCTATTCCCGTTTTGCTCGTGAGAGTAGGACGGGATTTTTATATTTTGCCGTAATAGTGAAACCACGCTCCCCACTTCCGTTCTTTCAGATAGTTCGGATTGCCCTGGTTCAGTTTGGCTTCCATCTCAAATGCGCTCGCACGGTAAGCGTTGGCGTTCACTTTGCCGTCACCTATCCTGCTATCTGTGAACAAGTGATACACGAAGCTCACAAACCATTCAGCCAAATACAGTATGTAATAGAATAGCGGGATAAGGAGCAACCACCACGCACTGCCATAGAATGACAATAATGCGGACGGGATAGCCGCTATCTCCATGCACTCGAAGAACTGTTTCTGATGTGTACGCTCATGGCGTTCTGTCTCGGCGGTTATCTCTTTCAGAATGGATAGGATAAAGCCGAAGAGCATGATTGTATGATAGCTGCCAAAGAGGATAAGTTTCGCAAACCAGTTGTCTAAAAAGATTGTTTTCATAATTTGTTAAGCTGTTATATACATTACACGAATAGTATTTAAATAGTAATATGCCATAATATTGAAGTCCTCATTGGGCGATAATACCTTTTCAACAACAGGGATATTTATCAATGTACTATCTTCTTCTTTATATGATTCCCATATAAACATTGTTGATGCCTCTTTTAAACGCCAATAATTATCGGCAGAACCGCTACTGTATGTTTTTACTATAATTCCACCTGGCGGAACGATTATTGTTTCTAATACCACTTCACTGCCTTCATCGTTGTAACCATACAAATCAACAGTCTTGTTATTGCTACTGCTGTTAATTAAAACACTTATGCAGTCTTCTTTTTTTACGGATATATTATTAGCTATCCCCCCAAGAATTTCAGTACTACCCACAAACAGCCCAGCTCCCGCCGAACCAACTCTAAGATTACTATTTTCGTTACTCATAATTGTTGTTTTAATCGGTTACACAATATACTGTATTGGCATCCTTAGAGCCAAGAGCCTCGTATTCAGCGGCGGTTTTCTTGGTGAGGGTGGTGAGGTTGTCACTACGAACAACATCTGTGATTACAATCTTATTCTCACTGCTTGTTTCCGATACATCATAATAGTATATATAGCAAGATTTTAATGTTGAACCGTAACCAAAAGTAAATAGCAATTCAAAATATCCATTTCCCGGTTCTGATAAACAATACTGAATATTTGCATTTATGATATAACCAAACCAAGCTCCAGTCGTATCGTCAAAATGTCTTGTACTAAATCTAAGGTCTGTATATTTTCCATCAGAATAACCCTCAACAAAACTTCTAAAATTACCAAATAATTCGTCAGCTAAATCCTGTACGGTTTCTCCTGTTATGACAGTGTTATTAATCCATTTATTGATAATAGTACCGTCTACGTTTCTAACAAGAATTTTATCATCCACATACTTCTTCGTCGCCGGATGATAAGGCTCCGTAGGCGTATATTCCGTTTCATTGTCTTTAGTGAGCACATCTGACTTTTCAGGAACTTCCACCCAACCTTTATTTTTACGACCGTAGACGTTACCGTCAGAGGGGGCTTCGTAAATATGATTTAAAACCTGAGACGATTGGGTAGCAACTCCGTCCGTGACTGTTACAACTAATTGGAAAGTCGTTTCTGTAATAATTGCCATCATAAAATTAGCATTATTAGCATCCGTATAGGTAGCCATCGCCATTATCGGAATATATACAAGTTTCATCCCTGGTTCTTCGGGGATGTTTGCCACAACACATACAGTATCTTTATTGATGATGCTCTGACATATATCCATGAAAGCGTCTTTCCCACCAAAGGCATTAAATATCTCATCGGATGTTGCTTGGTCGCTTATGCTCATCGCAGCAGCAGGAATAACTACCACGTTCCCCGAACCGCCGCCCGCTATCTTCCCTTGATTAACCCAGTCGCCATCTACCCATGCGTAGTAATCGTAAGGAGCTTCAGTACCTACGGCCATGAACCCGTCAACTGCCGAACCGTCGGGAACGGCGGATTTCAAGGCTTCAAGGGTGGCGTATTCTCCGGCAACACGGAAAGAACTTCCCGGTTCGCCCTTGCAATAAATACCCGTCTTGTCGAAGCTATCTGTTTCTTTGTTATACACATAGACATAATGGTCTGTTCCTATATAGGTCGGATTGTTGGCAACCTTTTCGGCATCTTGTGCGGCTGTATTAGCGGCTTCTGCTTTTTCTTCAGCATTTGAGGCGGCGTTGTTTGCGGATTGAGTAGCCGTTTCTGCTTCTTCTTTAGCTGCGGTGGCATCGGACGCAGCTTGTGCCGCCAACTCTGCTTTCTCATTGGCGGTATTTGCGGCCGTCTGTGCTGCGGTGGCATTACTTTCTGCTTTATCGGCGGCTTCATTTGCCTTATCGGCAGCATCCAAAGCAGGAGCAACCAACAATTCAAGAGATGCTTTTACTACGGTAGGCACTTCTGTCCCGTTTGCCGGTTGATAGGCCGGAAGGGATGATATGTCATCCGTGCTTCCCGCATCCGGCACTTCATTAACCCCTATGGATTCAGCCATAAGACGGGCAACTATTTCTTGATAATCTTGTTCAGTCCAAGCCATAATTATTATTGTTTATCGGTTACTTCTTCCGGTTGATTGGCGATAGCACGATTTAGCGCGTCAATAAAGAAAGGTTTGCAGAAAGCATTTGCATACTCCTGTATCAAAGTCACTTCCTCATCGGTATATTCTGTTTCTTCACTGGAATTATATATCTTCATAGCAAGTGCATGTGATGCGATACCGTTGCCGTTACGGTATAATACATTCGCAAAATCTTCCCGGCAATCCTTGTTTTCACAATGTTTACGGGCTACATCTGTCGCAATCAGCATCTTTTCAAAGTTTATCTTTTTCATAATCTATAATCGTTTTAATGTTATCCACAGAAGAAATGAACCCAGTAGGAACCATCGAAAATATAAATACTCGAAACTCCATTCAGGGCTGTCTCTGATTTGGTTCCTCTATCATTGGCATTCATAAGATTCCCTCTTACTATTATATTCCTACTTAACTGATTCTTCACAAATACTATCTTACCGGGATTGGCGGAACTCGGCAGATATAAAACCGGGTCATAACTTGGAGTAGCATTACTATAAGTTACGAAATCATCCGCATCGGTAAGCGTATAGGAAGATGGTACTCCAATCGTACTGACGCCTAATCTTTTCACGCCTATCGATACTCCTGCGGCGTCTAATCTGTTTATTCTTACCGATTCTCCGCTTCTGGCATCAAGCATCACATTTCCTAACGCCTTTATCGCATAAGTGTTAAATCCGGCTTGGGCAATTATATCTACGCCGACGGAGTTATTACCGTAAGCACTTAGACTAAGCGCCGTCATTTCATCTCCGCGAATACCGCACATTGTATTAGTGGTAGTATTCACTTCAAAAAATCTTCCGCCATCCTGTCCTATCCGCAATCTTGCGGTCGGATTTGATGTAATATTCTCAAGTCCGTATTGGGTTATCTTAAAGGCGCCTATATATCCGTTGGTTGCCGTTATGTCCCCCGTAAAAGAGCCGTTATGACATTCGATAGAACCATCTTCGTGTATCTTTATGTTCCCATTGGCCGTAATTACTCCTTCCAGTTGAATATGTTGCGACTTTAACGATATTTTATCCGCCGACACATTAAACAGAGATGACACTTTAGTATTACCGCCTCCGCCTTTGTCATTGAACTCCGCCGCCGCCCAAATCTTGACACCATCCGCAGTGGTTAACCATCCTGCGCTCTTGCTTTCAAGATTGGACGTTCTTTCCGCTACCGCTTCAATCTTTTCATTGGTTTGGCTTAGCTGGGTTTCAAACTTTGTTATCATATCCTCGTAGGCATTATCGGTCAACGCCAACGAATGTATGTATATGTCCCCTGTGAACTTCAACTCAAAATCGCCCGTTCCGTCCCATGTGCCGGAATACTCCTTCATTATATATTCTTCACCCGGTTCGAGCTGTTCGGTGAAATGCAGGTTCTGACCGGGAAAGCCTATCGTAAGAGTTCCTGCTGTAATCACCTTGTATTTAAAGGAGATAAAGAACTTTCTCGGTTCTTCCCCTTCCTCATAAGTCGGCTTATTGGCTAAATCAGCATTAGATTGTTTTATGCCGGAAGAAAGTATGCGAAGCACGTTTCTATCTCCGTCTCTGATAATGGCAGCCATAGCATCCTTACGGGAGTAGAACTTTCCATTCACCAATAAGAATTTTCCGTTTACAGTGAAAAAGTGAATGTCGTTCTTCGCTTCCCAACCGTTCGTATTGGATGCGAATGCTGAATTGTACAGGTAGTTGTCCTCTGCCTGTATCTCGTCAAGCACTTTGGAGATTTCCGAATAAATAAGGTCTTCCAATATCTGGAACTGGGTCATAATGTTTATGCCTGTTTTCAGGATAAAATCACCCATGAACTTGTTGCCTTGCGGGCTGATAACCGTCACTTCCTTACCCGCCATTGAATAGGAATCTATTCCGGCGTATTGATGGATACTTGGCGCATCATCACCATACACAGACAATGTTATTGCATTCTGACGCTTCTTGTCTGTTCTGTTTCCGAGTTGCACAAGGCTGTCACCTTCCTGCGGTATGTTACTACCGGCATCACAGTCTGTCTTGCTTAAATCAATATAATCCTCGCCAACACCTACACACAAACGCCAGTAATAACGGTTGGAAACATTCTCATAGACACCCGGTTTGATGTTAAAGTCTTGAAACCGTACCTGGTCGCCTTCTTTGAACGGGTTTTCAATAGCCGTTTCTCCATCATCCACCAAAAGATAGCAACGCCAAAAATCCTCATGCTCTTCCACCGTTCCGCATTTCATTCCGGCGGCGGTAAACATGTAGTTTCCGCCTGCATAAGAGAGCTTCTTTATCTCCAGTTCAGAGAACATCGCTTTGATACGGACAAACAGTTCATCTACTTCAATGTAGGATTTACCCGTCTTGCTGTCTACTTTGATGACAAAACCCTCACCAAGCGCACCGGAAGAAAAGTTCATTGATTGGATGTAGTCAGAAAATAATCCGCCTAAGAACTTTATTAAATAACTGGTTTGGTCTGGCTTGGTTTTATTTAAAAACAGCTTGTCACCAAAGGCTTTAATGATTGATTCCACTTGTTGGGTAGTCAATCCGCCACCGCCTTGCCCGCCTACAATAGAATCTATCTGATTCTGTATTTTTTCTAAAGTTCCTACAGCTTTATCATTGCGGAGAGTGATACCATATGCCGGAATAAGTCCGTCCCCTTCTTTTATCGTAAGGCTGTCAATGATAATGCTTCCATTGATGTTTAGGTCTTCATCTTCAAATAGCATCAAATCCCCTTCTTTTATGCTGTCGTGCAGTTCAGGATGGCGAGCCATAAATATTTCATCCACCTTAGGCTCATAGGTATATCTTACATAATCGTTTTTTGCAAGATATTCTTTGGAAGCTGTTAGCAATCTTTGGGAAGCGGCTTTTATGTATACATCCGGCATATCAATTCCCAGAAGTACAAATTTATCTCCGGCCTTTATTTTGAAATCCTTATATGGAAAATACAGATTTAATCCCTCATCATAGGTTCTGTTGCAGGTTAGAACCCACATATTCCCTTGCTTTATGGGCTTATCAGCATCTCCGAGTATTTCAAATTCACGCCCACCGCACATTCCGCTTTTCATGGATATGGTAGCAGTTTCCCCCGTCAGATAATCGTTTATGTCAAACCCAATATCTTTAAGATATATCTTGAATGGCGGGATAGTTTCTCCTTCTTCGAAGTATCCATCATCTGTAATTGCTGTATTATCTTTATTTACGGAATCGGCGGCAATTTCATCCAACGCCCCGGTGGCATTTACGCTTATTCCTGCATCTATTAATTGTTGCGCAGTCATTCCTTCCATTGAAGGGTATATTTCCGGTAGGGAACTGTCGCTTCCATCAAAGAATACCGAGCCTTCCCGTACTCCGATAGCATCTATGTTTTTGCTATCAAGGTATGGGTCGAGCGTCTTTCCGGGAAAATCAGGAAGCATTAAGTTTTTAACGGCCATGTTATTGGGAACCAGTGCGCCGGAAGGTCTTTTGTATTTTCTTGGGACGTTATCGGTTTCAATGCCGTTTTCTATCCGTATTTTAGCACCGATACGAACATTATTCTTGTCGGATTCTCTGTTCATCAAGACGTAGCACTTCCCAAGGTAACTACCTCTTCTCATTTTATAGGAATGTCCGTTGATTGTTACATCGTATAATGTTGTATCAGACAGAAATTTCATGTAAAAGGGGAGTGTCACGACAGCGCCGTCTATTACATG